ACCCGGCACTACCGGAACCGGCGAAGCCCCGCCACGTGCGGAGGATTCAGCGAAGCCAACCTATCCCGCAGGAGGCAATGGCGGCTTGCCACAGGCGGCCAAGAAGCAGTTCTACGGCAGCATTGAGCTCGACGCCATCCAGGCGAAGAAGCAGTTCGCCGACCTCGTCGACGAAGTCGTCCTGCAATTCACGTCGCGACCAGGCGTTAAGGTCAAGATCGCTATCGAGATTCAGGCCGAGGCAAGCACGGGCTTTGACGACAGCTTGCAGCGCGCGGTGAAGGAGAACTGCAATGTGCTGCGGTTCAAGAACGCCGAGTTTGAGGAAGGTGAGTGATGGGAAGCGAAGGCGATCCGTCTGCAGCTGCCGGCGACCCGCCAAAGAAGAAGGGACTCGACATCAGCCTGTTTCTTGGGCCGACCACAGACGTCCAGACATCGGCAGGGAAGATTTTCCTCTACCCGCCCAGGGTGTCGGACTTCAAGAGCTTCGAGAAGCTTTCATCTGTCGAGCCGGCAGCCCGATTTCGGGAATTTCTTCCCTGCGTGGGCAGTTTGTCGGCGACGTCGAAAATGGAGAAGGAACGCGAACCGCTGGCACCGGAGCTTGTTGCCCAACTTTCAGACGAGGACGTAGAGGCTATTGCCGAGGCATATGCATCCTCGACCGCGTTGCAGACGGCCATAGTAGGCTCGAAAGATAAAAGCGGCTTACCCCGAGAAACTGGGGAAGCGGCGACGTCGTATGTCGACAGGTTGCTCAAGAAGGAACTGGAAGATCACGTCGATGGGATGAAGCGGATGCGCGAGCAGATGGTTGCGTCCACAAGCGGCATATTCGATGCAGTTCGCAAGAGTAGTGCATTGCTCGGCTCGACGCTGACGGATTTCGAACGACTTTCGCGTTCCATCTCAGCGCCAGTCATGCCCGTTATTGAAACCAAGCATTTCGAGCTCTCCAATCACATGGCCGAGCAGCATGCGCGGCTGGCCCGCGAGAGAGCCGAAGAACTTGAGATGGTTAGGTTGACCGGGGAAATGACGGCGCAATCTGCGAAAACGCTCCAGGACTTGGCCGAAGCCGCCAGCACGCTACTCGAGAACATGGACGCACGAGATAGGCGATCAAACCGGATGACTCATATCCAGCTTTGGATCGCTGTTGGCTCTGTCGTAGTGGCAGCGATATTGTCGGGTGCCGCGTTCCTTCAGGACAGAGTAAACAATGCCGCGAATGACAAGTGGCAGGAGAAGATGCTGTCGTCGATCAACGAGGGCAATCAGCAACGCACATCTATTGAGGAAGAGAACAAGCGCCTGAAAATCAGAATTGACGAACTGGGCGAAACGGTTGTACGGCTATCTGCAGCAAAATCTCAACCAGCGGTGCCGGCAGCGAAGAGTGCAGACTCGGCTACACGACGGGTCACCAGTCCGGGCAAGACTCTGCCTGCGCCATAGACCCATCGGCGCAACTCCCGCCCCGCAGCGTCCCAATCACGCTGGTTGATCCGCCTCCGCAACGTCGACGTCTGCAAGCGGCCCGCCCCAAGGTTGAACGTGAAGTCCACGATGGCAGCCAGCCGCCCCTCCGGCTCGGTGGCCAGCACCGGACAGTAGCGCAGCGTTACCACCAGCGCCGTCTGCAGATCGCTCGCCAGATAGACCTCGGCCTCCGCTTCGGTGATCGGTGGATGCTTCGGGTCGCACAGGTGGCCGTACCCAATCGTCCAGAATCCTGCTGGGCAAATGTAGGGGATGGCGGTAATTTCCGTGCCGCGCTTCACCTTGCGCTCAAAGCCCTCGAAGCGCTTGGCCAGGTCGATGGCAGCCTTCGGAACCTCGATCACGGCCTCACCCGGTCAAACACGCGCCCAAGGAACCAGAAGTTCAGCACCCCGGCCCACAGCGCCTGATCAGCATCCGTCCAGGCGTGAAGGATCGCCGTGCCCCAACCAGCGCCGGCATTGACGGCAGCCGCAAACGCCGCCGTCTTGGCCGCGCAGTAGAGCGCCATGAACCAGTAGGTGATCACCGGGCGCACGCTGATCGACAATGCATCGGCCCAGCGCACGCCGGAACGCTGCCCCTGCGCCGCGACGGCCTCGCGCAGAGCATCGATGGCTCCGGTGTTCCACGCGGCATCGGCAGCGGCACCGATCTCTGCCATCCGCTGCGCACCGCGCAGTTTCTCGAACTCCAGCGCCTTGTCCTGCATCGCCAGTTCGTGGCTGCGCTCACCCTTGCGGTCGAGCCACTTCAGGACTTCGGGAGCAAGGCGGAAGGCCCCGCCGAGGAGGCCACCGAGCAGAGTCTCGATCATTGCCCACCTCCGAACAGTTTGAGCTTCAGGAACGCGCCGGCCAGCAGCGCCATCACCAGACCGGTAACCAGCATCTTCACGATGGTCAGGCCGGCGGTCTTCTTGGCCTCATTGAAAGCATCGAGCAGACCGCGCAGTTCGCGGATGTCGTGTGCAGCTTCCGGTCCATCGAGGCCGACGTCGGCCAGCGCGTGCCGGGCACCGCGCTCGGCTGCACGCTCCAAGATCGCCTCGAATTCTTCCTGCGGGATGGTCACCATCTTCCGGCGCTCGGTTTGGGTGGAATCCATGTTTTCGTCCTCCAGAAATGCGAAACCCGCCTCGTGGGCGGGTTCGTGGGGGTTGGTGAAACGGTGTCAGATGGCGATGCCGGCGCTCCACCCTGCCGACTTGTAGGCCGTGAGCACGGCCTCGTCCTCGACGAAGCAGAGCCAGCCGATCTTGGGCACGTAATACTCCCAAGCGCTCGCCACGCGGACGGCGATCTGATTCGTCTTGCCGGCCCAAACGCCGGTGGCGGCGGCAGGAATGATGTAGCGGTCGCCGTCGACCGGACTAGCCGGCGGTGCGGTCAGATCCCGATCCTTGACCGAGAGCCCGACCACCGCCCCGAGCCGCTTCAAGTTCGCGTCCATGCTGGTGTTCCAGCCCGACTCACCGAGCGTCCAGCCGTAGGTGAGTCCCAAATTGGGTTCAGTGCTTGCCATCACGCATCTCCTTATATTCCTCCGTAGTATTTGCCATAGTTCAGGCCGTATCCCGCCCGTTCGACGCTGCGGGTCTGCTTCTGCCAACTGGTGTACCCGGCGCGCACAGCTTCGATCTCGACCTTGAACTTGCCGTTGATGCGGCCCAGTCCGCTGTCGGTCGCCTCGTCGGTGGTGAGATACGTCCAGGCGGTCGTGGTGAGCCCCGCCAGGGTTTTCTGGAGAGCGTTGTTCTCGTTGTAAAAACGCACTGTGTAGGTCACGCCGGCCTCCGGGCCGACGTTGCCCTCCGACTGCGTGACCAGATACACGCTCTGCTGCATCCGGTCACGGTGGGCCCAGGTCAGCGCCATCTGGCCGAGAATCGTCGTCGGCCACATCACGTTGTTCACCCGGACGTTCCCCGGCGGATAGGGGCGGATCATGCGACCAGCGAACGTGTAGCTGTCAGCGGTCGCGGCCGATTCGGCCAGCCGTCCCAGACCGGTCGCCGGCAGCATCTTCACCTGCAACGACTCGCCGGAGAGATATTGCTCCGTGATCAGCGCCTCCAGGGCATCGGCGAACCAGATGCGCGCAGCGGCCGGGTGCGGTGCCGGTACCGTGTCGAGCACACCGCGCTCCACCGTGACAGTGCCGGCCACGAGATTGATCACTTTGACCGCCACGATCTCGTTGTCGAGGTAGGCATAGGTGTCGAGTTTCACGACGTCCAGATCCTGGCCGTTGCCAATGGCGAGCACCGTGGTCTGCTCGTCGATAGCATTGGTCACCGTCGCATTCGGGGTGAAGCCCATCGTGTCCACTTCGGCGAACGCGGCGCTGCCCTGACGCGTCAGCAGCTTGATGTTGAGCGAATCGCCGGAGGGACGACTCGCACAGGCCACCAGTAGCCCGCCCTGCGGATCCAATTCGTCTCGGGCCGTCTGCGATTCGCCGACCACCCGTTTAACCACCGTCCACCACGGCGCTTCACTCAACCGCCGATACGGCACCTGAGCCGGCGACGTCAGCGGCGACACCCACGAGGTCGGGGTCGGGGAGACGTAGGAGGCGGACGGCAGGCCGAAGATGTCTTCCACGCACTCGATCCGTACCCGACCGTCGGTCAGCGTGCCATACGACACGCGCACGACGCGCATCACCAACTGGGCAATGCCCAGTTCCGTCCAGGTGAATTTGAACACGTCGCCGATGTTGAGATTCGACGCCTGTCGGTTGGCGATCAGCGTTGCCTTGGCCAGCGGCACCGAGAGTTGCTTGAGGTCGCCCAGCGCAACCCGCGACGCCAGACTGCCGTTGGCGATACCCGGATAATCGACCGTGGCCGAGGATACTACGCCGCCCGCCAGTTCCAGAGCGGCCAAGTCGTGCACCGTGATCGCAGCCTCCTTGTCGGTGGAACGATCACGGTACCGAACAGTGATCTGATTGACGAGTTCTGATTCCGAAGGCCGCGAGAAGCTTTCCAGTTCCAGAATGTTCGAGGCATCGAGCACCAGCAGGCTGGAGACGTTGTAGTCGGCTCGTGCCAACTTGAGCACGAACTTCCCTGTGCGCGGATGAACATAGAGCGTGCCATCAATGTGCCGAAGTATCTCGGCGATGAATTCCTCCAGCGGTTGTTCGCGCTCCCAGAGCAAGGACAGCCCGTACTGCTCCGAGGCCAACGTATTGGCGGCGGTCTGGAAGCTGCTTGCATCGATCTCGCTGGCCGCGTAGCCCAAGCCCCACGTGGCGTTGTTCAGGCATTCGTAGATGATGTGCGCAGGGTTAGCGTCGCCATTGATGTATCCGCTCCCCAGGGCTGCCGGTGCCGGGATGCGCCGTGCCTCGATGCTCCAGGGTTTAATGTAGGGGTTCATAGCCGACAGCTGGCACTGCTGGGCGATGATCGACACCACGCCTCGGAAGGCCGGGATGACGCTGCCGAGTTTCTGCTGCAGATAACCCGATACCGTTTCCGCCGCACCGCCCATCTTGATTTCGACATAGCCCTGGACACCGCCCTCGCGCGAATCCCCGCCGAACAGTTCCGGGGCATTGACGTAGAGGGTCTGCGAGGACGTGACGCTGCCGCTCCAAGCCGTGCGTTCGCCGACAATGATGCGCGTCACCGCGTCGACCGGCCCGTGGCAGATCGCCAGGTGCAGGCCGGCGTAATAGCGGTGGCCGACAACGTAGGATGACGAGCCGCCGCCTTTTCCGCCGCCGCCCATTTACGCACTCTCCTGCGACTGATGAAGACGCTCGACCTCGTCGGCCAACCGGGCCGCCATCGCATCACCCGTCGCGCGCAGCCACTCGGCCGTCACGCCGCGCTGTCGGAAGTCGTCGAAGGTCACGCCGTCGCGCGGGAACCACTTGCGCAGGCCGGCATTGCAGTAACCGAAGGCCTTGGCGTCGTCGTG